ATTGATTACCGATAGCACCATAGGCACTATTTAAAGCAATCTTTCTTGCAAGTTGAATATTATAATTTTTAGATATTTCATTTTGTAATCTTGTGTCACCTGTCTCTTGATATAATGCTTTTGCTTTTGCCATCTTATCTTTATAGATAACTCTTTCTTTGTATAGTTTATCCATCAACTCAGGAAGAAAGCCTTGCTTGTCTGTCCTAAATTGAGCACCATTGGGAGTGATAGTCCTCATATCTAGGTCAGACAAGTCTGATTTTTGATTTAACATATTTTCTACATTAACACGATTTGGCTCATAGCCTACCATCGTTTCAGGAGAGATATTATATTGCATAATTAAATGCGGATATAGACTATTTAAATCAAAACTTACAATCCAGTTGTGAAATCCTACGACAGGATCTTTTACATAAGCACCTTCATATGCTCTTGACTTTTCTGATTCTTTATTAGCAGGTATAACAATATTTTTAGATTTTAGATGATTGAATATAATTGTGTCCCACATTCTTACTTGACCAAAACAATCTTGATAATTAACTTTTGCTTCATAGGCCATAGTTAAATGTAACTCAATTAATTTTAATCTGTCTTCTAACTTATCAACTAATTCAACATCTTGGATATTATATTCTATAAACTGTTGATAATCTTTTGTATAAAATTCTTTAAATGTATCATATGGATTTTCGTGTTTGTTTTCGCCTAATTCTATTTCACCTATATAATCTAACTTATAACTTTCTCGTCTAACAAATGTATGTTTACGATACAGATCAAGATAATCTAAAGTAGCGACACCCATAATATCCCAATACTTTTGTTCTTTATTAAAACCTTTAGCAGTTATTCTAGCACTTTGTTGAGTAACAACTCCCCATGGACTAAACTGTAAAATATATTCATCACCCATAAGTCTTCTAAACCTATTCATCAAGTAAGGCATGTCAAAGAACTTAACATTCCAACCTGTAATAATATCAGGATTATATTCTAACCAGAACTCTTTAAATTTTTCAATCAGGTCTCTTTCAGTTGCACACTTAACAAAGTTTACATCTGGTCTATCATTTACAAAATTGTTCATACCAAAAACAACTATCTTTTTTGTAGTATGTTCTTTTGCTGTAATAGATATTATAGGTTCAATTGCTTCGTCAGCATCAGGAAAACCATTTTCACTTTCACACTCTATATCAATTGTAATTAATCTAATTTGTTTTATATCCCAATCTATCTTATCAGGAAATTGATCTGCAATAAAAGGATATTGATATCTAGTATTACCAAAGTATTCAAAACCACTTACATCTTCATACTCATCAATCCATTTCTTGGCGTCAGGCATACTTTGAAATTCAACCTTGCCTACATTACGACCGTCTAGTGTTTTATATTTTGATTCTTTGTTTGATGGTACAAATAAAGATGGTCTATAATTAACTCTATACTTCTTATGACTACCATCATGGTTGACACCACGAACCAATAGTCTGCCACGATATGGCAATACCGATGTATAGAATTTCATATATTATATTTGTGTATTGTTAAAATGTTTTCTTAAAATAATTAATTTTTCCTCAGCAGTTGCTAGTTGTTCAGTTAATTTATCTAACTCTGCTATGTGTTGAGGGTGTTCACCTATCGCAACAGGATTATCAAAATATATAATCATAGTTGCTTTTGCTGAAGCAATATCTGACTCATATTTTTTTTCTAATGCTTTGTATAGGGGATTATCTGTTTGATGATTTTTTGCCATGTTCACTCCTTTTCATTATTAATAATTATAACATAACTCACTTAAATTGTAAAGCTATTCTAAACTATATTTTGTTGTCACTACATATTTTCTATTTGGATTTACCATTACATTCATTCGATTCATAAACTCACGATCAAATAAAATTGGTGTTCTATCTTCTCTATCGTCTAAAGTAAATTCTGTTTCATAAATACCACCTAGAAAACCTACATTTAATTTAATTACATATCTGTCCTCGTCATAATCTCTTAAACCGCCTACTGATATTTCTTCTTTTCTAATTATATCACTAGTAATTGTTTTGCCTAATAGTGACCATTTAATTTGTTTACCTTTTATTTCCATTTTGTCAGCGTGTATAACTGACATACCTGAATTACCAGTATCAAATTTTGCTACAATATCACCAAATGGTTTTATAGATACAATCTCTTTGTAACCACATTCACTAGGCACTATTACCCAATTCTTTTTCTCACTAAAAAATTCTAATATTTCTTTACTTATATTTCTACCTGTTGCTTCTTCCATACCTTCAGTACCTGGTGATGAGTTTACCTCTATCACTAGTGGTGGCTCTTTTGTTCTATTCTTACTAGGTAAAAAGTCAACAGCAGTCCATAAACCATTAACTGCTTTTGCAGCTAATAGACTTGTCTCTATTTCTAATTCTGTTAATTCTAATTTTTCTGGTTTTGATCCTTGAGATACATTACTTCTAAAGTCACCTTCTAATACAGGTCGTTTCATTACAGATAAAACTTTACCACCTAATACTAACACTCTAACATCATAATCTATCTTATGGTATTCTTGAAGTAATAAATCAGCGTCTTCATCTTGTTTATGAATAAGTTGTACAATACTGTCTAAAGATTTTTCTGACTCAACAAATAATACACCAACACCTTTTGAGCCTCTTAAAGTTTTTAGTATGATAGGAAATTTAGTATCTAATTCTTCTACTGATTTTTGTAAGTTTTCAGGATCGTTTATTAAAATTGTTCTTGGTTGTGGTACACCATAATCAGCTAATCTTAAAAAGGTTCTATACTTATCTGTACAAACACTAACACATTGTCTGCTATTTGCTATACAAACACCATCTTTTTCTAGCATTGATATTAAGTCCATCCAACTGTCTTTTCTAGTTACAGAACCTCTAACAATTGCTACGGTATCTTTATCTACAACAAAACCTTTTTTATCTTCTTTATTATGAAATCTACGAACACCATCATTGAAGGTTGTATATCCACCAGATAATTTGTATAGATAATATTCCCAACCTAACTTTTCAGCTTCCTCTTTTAATCTATCTGCTGTATGAAATGTTTTAGCCTTTTCTGGCTCGTCTGTTATAACAAGCAGCTTGTAAGATTCTTTTTTCTGCTCTGTTATAAAGTCTTTAAACTTTGGTGCCTTCATCTATTTTTTTACCTATATTATATTTTGCTTGAAGGTCCCACTCGTTCTTTTCTTTAAAACTTAAAACTTTAATTTGTGATAAAGGTGCTTTCTTCTCAGCAACAGTTTTATTCAATATAGCAATTAATCCCCAATCACTTAGTAATTGAGCAATTGTATTTCTTCTTTCAGCATCATTCTCAGAAAAGTTTGCTTGTTTACCATCTAAAGCAAATAACTCTTTAAAATGCACTATAAAATATCTTCCTTGTTTATGTAATATGTGGCAAGATTGAAATAACTTTTTATCTTTTCTGGATGCCACTCCTATTCTTGTAAGTGTTTCCCTGACTTTAAGAAAATCATCAGGTTCTTTTAGTTGTACCTCTAGCATACTCTCTGGTTGCCAGACATTATCTAATTCATTCATTTGGTCCCACCCTTATATAATTTTTCCTTAATCAATTTTATTTGATCGTTGGTGAGTATATCAAGAGCAGATTTTGCTTTGTCATTACTATATCCATAATACTCTTTTACACACTCAATATCTTTTAATTTATTTGCTCTCAAAAAAGGACTAAACCTTTTCTTTGATCTAATACTATTTAGTAGAAAATGAAATTGCATATCTTTATCAACAAAATGATTACGATTCATTTCATTAACAAGCATTACGGTATCTTGAAAACCAGATAATATTTTATTAACTATAAAGGAAGGATATTTCTTTTGCCATAACTTATCTTCAGAATCCATTAGATTCTTTTTAGTAAAGTTTATAGCGTTAAGATAATCTTTTAATTCATAACTCATAATTCATTTCCCCAATGATCCCAACCAGACCACTCTTGTCTTGCAAATAATTCAATTCGTGGTAAGTCACCACATAAATCTACAATATGCTTTCTAATTATGTCTGGTTTTCTGCTATGTTCTCGTCTGTCACTTACAACTAATCTATCTACATTACCACTTACTCTTTTTGGTTTACCCTTTGTTGCAAGAATACATATCTCATTATTTGCTCTTGTCCAATAACCAGGACCTTTAAAATAATAATTTTTAGTTTTATCTTTATTAGTTTTCACCCAATGAAAGGCTACTGTCTTGTAAGTAAAACCCCAATCTTTTACAATGGGTAATTGTTTATCTAATAAAGGATCTGTACACCACATGAGCAAAACACAATCATCAGCTGCAATATCATTAACTTTCCTTTTCCAATTTTGAAAATGCCAAGGAGGATCAGCATAGATTATATTATATTTTTTATTTGGTAATGATATCACTTGAATTTGACCTGTGACATTAACTCAGTTAAACAAGCAACTAGATTAATCTCTTGGTCAGCAACAAACGCTGACTTGTATTGATAGTCAGCAATAATTAAAACAGCATGAGGTATAGTAGATGGTTCTAAACTTTGATATAATGTATCATATATCTTTCTAAAAATTTTAACAGGATCATTGTCAAGATTATTGACTACCCATTTTCTCATGTCACTAAACTCTTTATTCTTTAGATGTGTTAGTAACGATTTTAAATTTTCATCGGATACATTTACTAGAATACCAGCGTCTATCGTGCCACTTACTGAATACCTTTGTAATTCATTTATTAGTTTTCTAAAATCAGGAAAATGCTTTTTAATTAATTCAGCAAGGACCTTTTCTTCATAACTAATATTTTGCTCTTTTAAAATATAAACTGCTCTTTCAAATAGTTTACTTGCAAGTTTTGGTTTATCTTTAGGATTAATTCTAAACTCTATGTTTGAAAATCTACTATGTAAAGGTTCTATAATTCTATTTTTAAAATTACAAGTAAGAATAAATCTACAATTCTTATGAAACTCCTCTACGAATCCTCTTAATGCAGGTTGTGTTGATTGTGGATTAAGATAATCTGCCTCATCTAATATCACAACTTTTTTACCACCAGATAATGATACAGTTGAAGCAAAGTTTTTAATCTTATTTCTTAATACATCAATACCACCTTCTTCGGATCCATTAATCATAATCCAGTCACAGTTTAATTCTTCACATAATGCTTTCGCAACTGTGGTCTTACCTATGCCTGGTGTGCCTGAAAATAATAGATTAGATAATTCACCCTTCTTGATAAAGGATTTAAATAATGTCTTTAGAGAATCAGGTAATATACAATCATCAATAGTCTTAGGTCGATATTCTTCGACCCATAAAAAATCTGTATTCATTACAGACCTACTTTGTTATTGTGCTGTCTGGTTCTAAAGCAATCCAATATTCAATTGGTAACTTCTTATTCTTAAAATGTGAGATTGATTTTGAAGATACAGATACATCATAATCACCATCAAGCATTTTCATATTTTCTACTTTAAAATAGAAAGTATAATCTGCCGTAGCATTTTGACCTACTGTAATATCAAATGAATTAGATGTATCATTCTTTTTATCACAAACTTTTAAAACAATATCACCACCTTTTGTACCTATCAATGCTAGATCAGGTGACTTTAATATTGCAGCCATCTTTAATAACTCTTTATAGTTTGATTCTGTCAAACTAAAAGTTACATCAGCGTCTGGCATATTAACTTCTTTAGTTGGTGATACTATTACTGATGGATCAGAATAATAATACTTGACTTTTGATTTACTACCCTCAGATGATATTGTCATATACTTATCTTTTAATGACAATTCTGGTTTTGAAAAACCTGATACTGCTGATAAAAATTCATTTAGATCATATATGCCAAACTGATTTGTAAAACTATCAGAAACTTTTGCTCTGGCAAATATATTTCTCATTGTTGAGAT